ATGGAGATTATGGAAGATGTAGACCCACCAATGTGGGTGTATAAATTTACATGGTTTATAGAAGACTATCGTAGATGGATACGTAGACCTAGAGGTGTCACGTCAAACTATAACGCGCCTAAAAAAACTTATATACTACATAGTGTAAGTGAGGAAGAAGACTTTGACTATGATGGTGCAGGTGATTGTTATCACTACGAAGATAATTATGAAGAGTTTGACACCGAAGAAGATGCACTAAAGTATCTAAAGAAAAACATCTGCGGTGAAGACAGACTACCTAGTAAGTTAGATACAGTAGAAGAGTTCTGCCAACAGTACGGCTTTAAGTTCTATGAAAGGAAGTATGGATGAAACTAACTAAACTACTACAGGATTACCTTTCTTCCTATGATTACAAACAGTTACGGGATGAAACTAAAGTACAATATAAATACTTTGCTAACATCCTAATGAACACAGAGGTAGAAGGCAAGGCACTTTATTTACTTGACTGTGATAAAATTACAACACGTATGGCTAAGACAGCATACAACGAATGGTGCGACAGGGGTATCCACCTAGCTAATCATACTATATCTATCACTCGCATCCTGTTTAATCACGGGGTGCGAGAGGAACTCTGTCAGACTAATCCTTTCGCTATGGTACGTAAGAGAGCCGCTGAGAGGCGGAAGGTTGTCTGGGGTAGGGATGATGTACAGAAGTTCTTAGACGAAGCCTATGCCGATTTTAGCACCCGTAACATAGGTTTGATAGCACAGATGGCATACGAGTGGTGCCAACGTCTAGTAGATATGCGTCTGCTCACGTGGGCTTCTCTTGACTTTGATGCACAGACAGTGCATGTCAAGCAGACTAAACGTAAGGCAGAAGTATTCTTGCCTGTGTCGGATGAACTACATGAGATGTTAGTACAACAGCAAGAGGACTTCGGCTTCCAAGAGTATGTGGCACCAAGACCACGCCCCATCAGGGGTAAGTATGAGCCTTATACTATGTACAAGCTACCCTTACATGCACGTGAGGTCATGGATGCCGCAGGTTTATCTAAAGAATTACGATTGTCTGACCTACGAAGGACAGGCACAACAGAAATGGTAGATGCAGGTGTCGGTATGGCACAGATAATGTCGGTTACAGGACATGCTAACCCACAATCAGTACAGCCGTACCTAAAAAATACATTGGCTAGTGCAGATAGGGCATTGACCGACAGAAAAATACATGCTATAAGTATCTCCAATACCGCAAAGGAAAGTGATTAATACATGAATACTATATATAACATTATAAGTGATATGAATATACCTAATGGTAGTACTAAGAGAATTAATTGCCCTAACTGTAAAGGGTACAAGACATTCACTATAACTAATAACATGGGTAATATGATTTGGAATTGCTACAAGGTATCTTGTGGTCTGAAGGGTGGTACTCGTGTACACTTGACATCCGAAGACATACGTGCTAGTCTTCGTGGTACTTCCGATAAGAAGGAAGTTAAGTTTGTATTACCTGAGTACGTTGTACCGCATGGTAATAACAAAGATGTCATACGCTGGACTAACCAATGGCAGATAGATGCTGATGAACTTGGTCTTATGTATGATGTCAAAGAACATCGTGTGGTATTCCCTGTGATACACGATGGTGAGATGGTGGATGCCACGGGGCGTTCACTCTCTGGTCGCTTACCTAAATGGAAGCGGTATGGGAATGGTGGCTTGCCTTATTCGTATGGGTATGGTAGAGTCGCTGTAGTTGTTGAGGACTGCGTGAGTGCTGCAGTTGTTGGTAGTGATGTATTAGTTGGGGTAGCTGTGTTGGGTACGTCACTATCAGAATTACACAAGAGGTATCTCATGCAGTTCTCGACAGCAATTATTGCGCTAGACCCTGACGCACTGACTAAGACCCTAGCGTTTGCAAAAGAATTACGAGGCTATGTATCTGACGTGAAGGTACTTAGATTAACAGATGACCTCAAGTACCGTAACCCTAACGACTTGACCAACTTACACAGCATAGGAGAATAAGAATGGAACTATCATTAATACGCAGTCTAATGGACAGGGAGTTCTATACAGAACATCGTGGCGCACGTTGTCCTGACAGATTGTTCAGTGCTGATGCACGTAAGATTAAGCAGACGATTGATACCGCAATGGATAGGTACGAGCGTACTGTAACACCTGATGAGATTGAGGCACTATTCATGTCGAACAATCCAACTATGACTACGGCACAGAAGCAAGCCTACTCTGCTCTATTCAGTAACATCAAGAGAGAAACACCTATGGGTAGCGACATTGCACAAGAGGTACTGTCCAAGCTATTCCAGCAGGTAGTGGGCGAGGACATTGCCAACCTTGGCTTTGACTATGTGAACGGTGACAAGACAACCCTTGAGCCGCTACGTAATCTTTTAGAGGTATATGGGGATGACTTCACTCCTAGTCTAAAGGTAGAGTGGGAAGACATAGACTTGGAAACACTGATGTCTAAGGCTGACCTTGAGGCACGTTGGACGTTCAACATCCCTGTACTCACACGTAAGGTAGAGGGTGTCAATGCAGGTCACTTGATTGAGGTAGGTGCTAGACCTAATACAGGTAAGACATCTTTCCATGCATCACTGATTGCTAGTCCTAACGGCTTTGCACATCAGGGTGCTAACTGTATCATTCTCTGCAATGAGGAAGGCTACCACCGTGTTGGTGCCAGATATTTGACAGCGGCTACAGGCATGACCATGCAGGAGATTAAGCAGAACCCTGCCAAGGCACGTGAGTTGTACGCACCAGTAAAGGAACGCATCAAGATTAAGGATGCTACTGGTCGGGATATGAATTGGGTAGAAAGCATTTGCAAAGCATACAAACCTGATGTAGTATTGCTGGACATGGGTGACAAGTTTGCCAAGGGTGGATACGCTAGGCAGGATGAATCACTAAAGGCTAATGCTATTCATGCTAGACAGATTGCTAAAGAGCATGAGTGTGCTGTCTTTTATATGTCTCAGCTATCCGCAGATGCAGAAGGTAAGATTCTACTGAACCAGTCTATGATGGAAGGTTCGCGTACAGGTAAGGCGGCAGAGGCAGACCTAATGATATTGATTGCTAAGAACCCACCCGTACATGATAAGGATGAGGAAGACTCAGAGCGTCACTTGAACGTAGTAAAGAACAAACTGTCTGGTTGGCATGGTAGTGTACACTGCCAACTAGATTATAAGACAGCGAGGTATGAAGGATGAAGCTAACACTAGACGTAGAGAATACAACAACAGAACGAGATGGCAAGTTACACCTTGACCCATTTGAGGCAGGTAACTCTGTTACTATGATAGGTATGTTAGATGACCAAGGTAACGAGTACTCAATTACATTTGACCACAATGATGTAGAACCTACGCCTGATGGTCACTCTATTGTACAACACAACCTAGACAAGGCCACTGTACTCATCATGCACAATGCGGCGTATGACCTTACTTGGTTATGGGAATCAGGCTTCAAGTATGCTGGCCCTGTATTCGACACTATGCTGGGTGAGTATGTATTACAGCGTGGCTTGAAGGAACCACTATCTCTTGAGGCTTGTGCTGAACGCTACGAGTTAGATACCAAGAAGCAGGACACACTCAAGGAGTACTTCAAGAAGGGCTACTCTACTTGCGAGATACCACACGATGAGTTGGCTGAGTATCTTAGTGCTGACCTACATGCTACACAGCAACTGTCTGACAAGCTAATGCTACGCCTTAACAGCGAGAGTGATGCAGGGCTTATGCCTACTGTTACCCTGACTAACGAGGTGGCTGTATGTTTAGCTAAGATATACAGCAGGGGTTTCTCTGTTGATGTATCCAAGCTGGATGAGGTACGACAAGAGTTTGAGGCAGAGAAGAAGGAGTTACTTGATGAATTACAGAAGCATGTTCGTANTCTTATGGGTGATACACCTATCAATCTTAATAGCCCAGAGCAACTCTCTTGGGTTATATACTCTCGTAAGGTAGATGACAATTCATTGGGCTAACAACATAGACCCATACATGGATGATGCTACCTTCCGTAGCCTCACCTCTACTAGTACAACACGGTTATACAAAACCAAAGCAGAGCAGTGCGGTGATTGCAGTGGCACTGGATACATAAGAAAGGTAAAGAAAGATGGAAGTCCTTTTGCAAAACCAAATAGATGCGTGGCATGTAATACTAGCGGTTATAATTTCGTACCTACTAGTAATGTGGCGGGGCTAAAGTTCAAGCCACCCTCTGCTAAGTGGGCTAGTGCCAATGGGTTTACTACCTCTAAGCAGAACCTACAGTTACTACAGAGTTCAGCTAGAGCAAAGGGTATGGACGATGCGGTTGACTTCTTAGGCAAGGTAAGCCGACTGAGTGCCGTTGATACATACCTGTCATCATTCGTAGGGGGCATAGCCAACTACACTAAGAGTGATGGCAAGTTGCATGTTAGTTTATTACAGCATCGCACGTCTACTGGTAGACTGTCAGGTGCTAACCCTAACATGCAGAATATGCCAAGAGGTGGTACGTTTCCTGTCAAGAAGGTATTCGTATCACGTTTCAAGGGCGGCAAGATATTAGAAGCTGACATGGCACAGCTTGAGTTTCGTACAGCCGCCTTCCTTTCACAAGACGGAGTAGCAATTGAAGAAGTATCTACTGGATTTGATGTACACTCATATACCGCTAAAGTTATTAGTGATGCTGGTCAGCCTACGAGTAGACAGGATGCAAAGGCGCATACGTTTGCTCCACTATATGGCGCAACAGGATATGGAAGAACGCCAGCGGAAGCGGCCTACTACGAACACTTCACAGAGAAGTACCAAGGTGTCGGGTCTTGGCATACCAAGCTGGCTAAAGAAGCTGTGAACACACTAAAGATAACCACACCTTCTGGCAGAGAGTTTGCTTTCCCTAATGTATATCGTAAGGCAAGCGGCAGAGTGTCACACTTTACGCAGATAAAGAACTACCCTGTTCAGTCATTTGCTACGGCAGATATTGTACCAATTGCTTTGCTTCACATTGATAAACTACTTGACACTATGCAGTCATGTGTGGTAAATACAGTACACGACAGTATAGTTATTGACGTTCACCCTGATGAGGAGAGAAAGGTATTAGACATTATTCATCAGACAAACAGTGACTTACCTAATTTGATTACCCTACGTTGGGGTGTGGTGTTCAATGTACCGCTACTACTTGAATCAAAAATAGGTGATAATTGGCTTGACACTAAGGATGTAAGCTGATATAACTACAGAACTTTCAACAATACAGGAGTAATAGAATGACACAAGTAACTACCATTGATACCAACAACTTTGCTGCTATGGCACAGGCTATGGGTATCGCAAGCGAGGCTAACAAGAAGGAGAAATCCAGTAGCCTACCTCGTCTAAGAATCAATCATGCACCTATCATGGGTACAGCAGATGTTAACGGCAAGAAGGTTAACATGGAAGTAGTACCGGGTGGTACATATAAACTTGAGATTCCAGACGGTCCTACCTACTACGCTGAGTCCGTTAACATTCGTACATTCCTTCAACGGTTTATGTACAAGAAGTTTGTTAAGGGTCATGGTGATACACCTAATCAGTTCGTCAAGACCTTGATGGCAGACAGCCTTAACATTGACCTGAAGGATAACTCCGGTGGGTTTAACTGCGGCAAACCTGCGGGTTACATTCAAGACTTCAAGGCTCTACCTGAGAAGACACAAGAGTTAATCAAACAGATTAAACGAGTACGTGTTCTCATGGGTACAGTAGAATTGATTAACCCTACCGATGACAAGGGTAATCCTGTTGACATCACATCTTCTTCCTTCATCTGGGAGATTGATAACCGTGATGCCTTCAAGACCTTCGGTGACATCCTAGCTAAACTTGCTAAGATGCAACGCCTACCTGTGCAACACAGCATTGAGTCGGGTACAGAAGAACGTAAGCTACCTAATGGTAGTAGCTTCTTCCTGCCTACGGTTACTGTTGATGCCACTAAGACAATCGAACTTAGTGAGGATGACCAGCAACTGTTCAGTGACTTCATGGCGTGGGTTGACAACTACAACACATACATCGTTAACACATGGGCTAAGAAAGCAAATGCTCACATGGAAGATGATGACGTTGATGTAGTAGATGACATCGTTGACATTGACATTGACGAAGAAGAGGTAGCATAATGAACCACCCTGCTGAACTGGCGTTACATCAGTACATGGATGATGCTGTCAAAGGCAAGTCCACTATGGCTGACACTACCATTAAACAGGTAGCTGCAGACATTGAGGATGCACTGTCTCGCCAGTTCGGTAGTGGGAAGAAGCGTGGAGACTTCCGGCTTCGCATGTCTAATGTTGGCAGGTCTACCTGTCAGCTATGGTATGAGAAGAACAAGCCGGAAGTCGCTCTTCCTATGCCGACAACATTCATTATGAACATGATGCTTGGTGATATAGTCGAGGCTGTATTCAAGGGTCTACTAAAGGAAGCAGGAGTTAAGTATGAAGAGCCGGAACACGTTACTTTGGAATTGGATAATGACGTATCCGTTAATGGAACATATGACATCGTTATTGACGGTGCTGTTGATGACGTTAAATCAGCGTCTAATTGGTCCTATACTAACAAGTTTGAATCGTATGATTCACTAGCAAGTGGTGATAGCTTCGGCTATATTGCACAGCTTGCTGGCTATGCAAAGGCCGCTGATAAGAAAGCTGGTGGCTGGTGGGTAGTGAACAAAGCTAATGGTGCGTTCAAGTATGTACCTGCTACTGGACTGGATGTGGATGCAGAGGTTGCTAAGATACAGGAAGTACATAATACCGTAGAGAAGAATGAGTTCAAGCGGTGTCACGAACCTGAGATAGAAACCTTTCGTGGTAAGCCTACAGGAAACAAGGTACTCAGCGTACACTGTGGCTTCTGTTCTTACCGCTTTGATTGCTGGCCTACACTGAAGGAACTACCTGCAGTTATGTCACAAGCAAAGTCTCCTAAGACTATGAACTACGTAGAGTTGGATGAGAAATACAATGCCTCTTGATGCAAAACAATTTAAGGCGGCAAGGAAGTATGGGTATAGGTCAGGCTTAGAGGTTAAAATATCTGACTATCTTAAAGAAAGAGACGTTGACTTCGGTTACGAATCTGTTAAGATAGAATGGGAAGACCTAGCCTACCGTACCTATACACCAGACTTTGTTCTACCTAATGGAATAATAATTGAGAGTAAGGGGATGTTCACTGCGGCAGATAGACGCAAGCATCTGGCAATACAGAAGCAACACCCTGACTTAGATATTAGGTTTGTCTTTGAAAACAGTAGACGTAAGCTACGTAAAGGTGCTAAGTCTACATATGCTGAGTGGTGCATCAAGTATAACTTCTTATACTATGACCGCATCATTCCAGAAGATTGGCTAAAAGAAAAGGGTAAGAACAATCATGCAAGTTTCATAAAGTTTAAAGGTGACAAAGTGAAAAGGAGAAAGTAATATGACAGAGCCGGAGTTAACTTCAATAGATGCGGAGGATTTTATATTGAGGATACGGCCTGAGACAGACACTGATGGTGAATGGACAGGAGAAATTGATGTTTCTATTATAACACAACCCGATAATGATTTGAATGATGAAGACTATTCACAGATAATGCACTTCTGTAAGATGTTAGCTAGTACTATACCTGTTATGGAATTAAACGAAGACTTCAGAGAACTTGTTCATAGGTATGTAATGTCTATGAAAGGTCTTGAATATGATGTAGAGTTAGAGGACAAGCCTAAAGTAATAGGTGAAGATGGTAATGTAATACAGATTGACTTTGGTACAAAAACAGAAGGGAGTGCATGATGAACCAGCTAAGACACGAAGAGTATATGAAGCAGATGGC